CTTCCCCTCAGGAAGTAGCTACGCGTGCTAAAGAGTATATCACTGAGCTTAGTCGGGCCGTCAACCCTTCTTCTACTACTCCTCAGAGCAAAGGCACTCAACAGTCTACTGACTGGGATGCCTTCTTCGACTCTAAGGAGTAAGCTTCTACCCATTCGTTTTGCTTCCATCAATCCCTTTCTAAGGAATAATCATGTCCCTCGCTACTGGTGTATTTAATGCCAATACTGGCAATCCTACTGAGCTGAATGCTCGTTCATTCGCTGCTACGCTTCTCCGCCGCTTCCCCAATGGCTCTGCTCCTATGTTTGCGCTTACATCGCAGACTGGTAAAAGCCGCGCGAAGTCTTCTACTCATGGTTACTTCTCCAAGACCATGACCTTCCTGACCTTCACTCTTGGTGCTGGTGTCCTAATTGGAGCTACTACTGTTGTAGTTACTTCTACTGTGGGTATCACACCAGGCATGTTGTTCTTTAATGCTCGTACGCTTGAGAATGTCCGTGTTGTATCTATCACCAATGGTACAGATTTCGTTGTTACTCGGGCCTTTGGTCGTGTTGCAGCAGCTGCTATGAACGCTGCAGATAAGCTCATCAACGTAGGTACTGCATTCGAAGAAGGTTCTAATCGCCCAACTGCTCGTCGTCTGAGCACTGAGTACATTCCTAACTTCACACAGATCTTCCGTAACGCTTGGGCTCTTACTGATACAGCACGTGCTTCTTACGCTGAGATGGGCATTAGCAACATCGCTGAGAATCGTCAGGATTGCTCTATGTTCCATAGCGTTGATATCGAGTCAGCCATTATCTGGGGTCAGCCTAAGATGGATACTAGTGGCGCTACTCCTATCCATGCTACTCAAGGTGTCTTGGATGCTATTGAGCAGTATGCGCCTGCTAACAGCAATGCTGCCGGAGCCACCACAACGTACGATCAGCTCGTAGCCTTGGTAGAGCCTGCGTTCCAGTACTCTGTGAACATTGGTAATCCTAAGGAGCGTATCGCCTTTGGTGATGCTACAGCTATTCGTGTGCTGAACCAAATTGGGCGCTTGAATGGTCAGATTACCATGACCAATTCTGAGACTAAGTTTGGTATGCGCTACACTAGCTTCCAATTCTATAAAGGCTCTATCAACTTAGTTGAGCATCCTTTGATGAATGGCCTTGGTCTCACAGGTACCTTGCTCGTTATGGACATGTCAGCTTTGAAACTGGCTTACATGGACGGTCGTGATACTTCTGCTGAAGAGTATGGTGCAAGTGATAAGAATGGTTCTACTGGCGTGGATGCAGTAGGCGGCTCGTTGACTACAGAATTGGCTGTAGAACTTGTTAGCCCATTCTCTTGTGCTGTTGTTACTGGCCTCACCGCTGGTGCTGCATAACTTACCCTAAGTTAGGGAACCCCACTACTAGCTATGATGCCACTCCCATCTGAACAATAGCCTGTGGTGGGGCTTTTCTTTATCTATCTGTGAAAGAATATTATGTCAACAGAAACAAAGCTTTCTATTATATCCATGCTTGCGAATAAAGCTACACCAAATGAAGCTGCTAATGAGGATCCTCCAAAGCATGTAGGTTCCAATAAGTATCAAGGTAATCATGTTCGCCGTCTTGTAATGAGGAATGGCACTATTGTATTGCCAGATGCAGATGGTATCTTTGAGCCTGCTACTCAGGAAGAGTACGACATGCTAGAGCACCTTGCAGCATCTTCTAATTCTTCATTAGAGAAACTCGAAGAGTAGTATATACCTAGGAGAAGATTATGAACTTCACAGAAGTAGTGGCAGAGGTACTATCCGCTGTCAAGCGCCCGGATAAACTGGCGACAGTTCGTAGAGAAGTTAATGCTGCCCTTACTTTCTTTAGTGGGAATCAGAACTTCTCTAGGGATGTGATGGAGATACTTCTTCCTATCACTGCGACAGACTATACGCAACTCTTACTATTTGCCGGCTTTGAGCGCTATAGAAGAATCAAGTATATTAAACGCGGTGGCACTAAGAAGTACCTTGATAGACTATCTGCTAAGGAACTTGGTACTGATTGCGATATGAATGATAAGTACTATGTGGCAGGAGCTGGTATCAAGATAGCAATGACTGAACTAGCTCCTACACTAGATGTAGGCTTTTACCAGTACCCTCCTATACTAACTGATGCGGCCCCTGATTACTGGATGCTAGAATCTGGATGGCCTATGGTATTTAATAGGGCTGTAGCTAAAGTCTTTGCTGACATAGGAGATGACTCCTCAGCTAAGCTGCATGAATCATATGCTCGTATTGACTATGCTGCATTTTGTGATGATGCAGAGAAAGATGTGGGGTTCCTATGACTGAAGATATCCACTTTCCTAGAATGGGTACTGATATTGATCCAGCGAATATAGATACAATGATAGCTGCTGAAAATGATTCTGGTAAGCGTATTCTTCTAATTGTCCTTAGTAATCTGAATAGCAACCTATTAGCCAATACGCAGACTATTGAGATAGTTAGAAAAGATCTAAAAGCCCTAAATACATCCTTTGAAACTCATACTACAAGGGACGAGGCCCTACTCAATACTGGCAAGGGCGCTTGGAAGATATTAGCAGCTATCCTAGGACTAGCACAAATAGGTATATCATTCGGGATGGTAGCCTTACTAGATAAGATAAGTTCAATGGATCACAATATAGTAATGCTTCAGATGGATCATATTAGGCACGAAGGTGTACATAGTAGTCCGCAATACACAAAGTAGAGAGAATCATGCCAGCTTATAACTCCAACTTTCTAGCTCCTATACAGGCCTCTGTTAATGTTAATACCATTACAGGGGCTGTAGTCACGTCTAATATTCCTAATATTGAGGAAAAAGAGATACTGATAGTAGGAGGTGAGATTATATTAGCAGGGCCTGATCTTGATATTGTGAGTCAGGTAGTATCAACTACACCTATTATTATTAGTGTGGATCTTACAACTACAACTCCAGCAGGAGAAGTAGTTCCCTTTGTTCCTAGCGCGGTAGTAGATTCTGTTACAGGAACAACTACACAAAACCCGGTAGTAGCAGTAGTAACAGAAGATACTACAGTTTCTATTCCTGGCGTTAAGATGGTAGAGACTTATTTAGATGCTGCCTTTGGTCCTTACATAGTAGCGCATAAGCGTAGCAGAGCGTGGTCAGTCCTTCAAGATCCAGCTGCTACTTTTATCGCATATGAGAGTACTGATAGTGGTATCAGCCTAGTTAAGCGTCCTTATGAGGCGGCTCCTATTAGCCAGTATCCAAAGATGACAGCTGGTAGGGAATCGGATAAGACATATCTTTCTATTTATATAGAGAAGGCTTCCTTAGCAGAGTTCCCTACCATTTATGTGACTAAAGGTATCATAGGAGTATCTGTAGCAGGTACTACATATGGGTGGGAGCGACCTTACTTGCCAGTCTGTATAGCCTGCGATGGGACAAGATTTGTTGTATTAACAGAAGGAAATAGGATCTACTCTACCCTAGATGGGGTATCATGGTCATATGACGGATTATTGTCTCCTATATTTCCTTTTATCCTTAGCACACAACTTGAGTCAAATTACACAACTAAGCAACTATATTCTAATACGCAGGGAGTATTCTTACAATGGCTACCTGCTGTCAGCCGCTGGATTCTACGCTGGCCTGGGAATACTGATCTTTATGTAACAGCGGCTGCTAATGCTGTCAGTGGCTGGGTTAAAGCTACTCCTCCAGCAGTTACAGTTTCAGGGGGAATTGTTACTAGTTATTCGATGCATAGTGGGCATCTTGCTGCAGCAATAGCAGGAGCTATCTATATTGTAGGGATTAAGAAAGTAGATTCCTTAGGCAGTATAACTACAGCATCAGCTATCTATAAGTCATCTGATAATGGGCTTACTTGGGCTGTAAAGAAAGCTATGCTACCTTCATCACTTTATGGCAGCAATGGGGATGATGCAGTCCTAGACAGGATGGACATAATAGATGGAGCCCCTGTAGCCTATACGAGAGGCTTTAGCCCAGTGCGTTGGAAGTCTACAGATGCGGGTACTAC